GAAACCGCTCACGCCGCCGATATCGCCACCGGCAAGCGTGGACGCTATCGGATCGAATAGCGCTGATCGCACGCCCGCGCCTAGTTCATCGGCGAGCCCGAACGTCGCGCCCTGTCCGAATCCCTGTAATGCCGATGCGACGCCGCTCGATTCTTCTTCGTAATCTTTGTTACGAATCAGCTCGGCGAAACGGTCCGCCATGCCTTGCTCGCCATTGCGCAACGCTTCGCGTAATCCCTCAACTAGCTGAGCGTATTTCGCCATTACTGCTGCCCCGGTCCGAGTGCTCGCCGCCTTTGTTGCTCAGCGAGTAAATCTTCGGCGGACGCTTCCGCGTAAGGGTCCGGCTGCGTTGTGCCCTGCGGCAGTTCCGTGCGCCCGCCGCCGCCCGGCAATTGTGCGCCGCCGCCGCCCACTTGCGCGCCGGGCACGTAACCGGCTTCGCCCTGCTGCGTGCCGGTGAATCCCGAAAAGTATTGCGAAAGCCGGGTGTATTCATCTTCTTGATTCTGAATCTCGCGCAGCAAACGGTCGAGACTTTCGACGGTGAATTCTTCCGTGCGCCCGGTGCCGAATAGCGCTTTCATCATGTTGTCAACATCGGCATCGGTCATGCGCGTTTCGCCGAACTCGATTCGCAGCTTCGTGCGTGCAACTTGCAACGCGAGCGAGTCGAGCGATTCCTGATCGGCTTGCGGTATCACTTTGTAAATCAGTGACGTGTACTGACCAGTTTTGAGTTTGTCCTGCTCGACTAAATTGCGCAGCCGCGTTGCTTGGCTGTAGTTTTCGTAACGTCCCGTGCGCCCGGTTTCGAGCACGCCGTAACGTGTCGCGAGCTGCCCGCCGCGTGCGCCGCCCGCTGCCATAACTTCGGCTGCCCCGGCTTCTTGCCCGAGTGTCGAGTAAACGTCGCCGCCGCCGCCGACTGGCGTAGGATCGCGCAGCCCCGATGAGTAAATGCCTTGCAGCGAGCCCGCGATGTTTTGCAGATCCACGCCGCGCTTCATTTCGAGATACGCTTTTTTATCTTCATCGCTCAGCGAATTGTAGTATTCCCATTCGCGCACGCTCGACGGTGCCTGCCCATAGGCGCCGCGAATCGATGCCTGATTCTGCATCGCTTTAACGTACTGATTACCGACTTCTGCGGGATCGTCACCGAGTTGCGCGAGCAGCCCGTAAACTCCCTGAATCTGCGAAGGATCTAGCTGGCTTTTTGAAAACGTGCCGCCGAGCAATCCGCCGCTGCCCTGCCCGCCGTAAGGCTGCATGCCGCGCCCTTGTCCGCCGCCCTGCAATGTCTCGATCTGCATTCGCAGCGCGGCGATTTCCTGTGCAGCCGGATCGGTTTCGTCGCCGAGCAAGCCGCCTATATCGTGTTGTGGCATAGCCGTTTCCTATTGCGCTCTGCTTTGCATTAACTGCTGAATTAAATCGGGCGGGATCTGCTGTGCGCCGGGTGAGCCGGGCGCCACGCCCGAGCCCGGCGCTCCGGGTATCATCGACATTTGCGCCGCTTGCTCGGCTGGCGTATCAGGATCTTGCCCGCCCTGCTGCGCTGCAATTTGTGCCGCGATTAAAATGCCGAGTTTCTTGCGCAGTTCCTCGATGCGTTTGCGATCTTCATCTGCCTGCTTTTCAGTTTTACCCGTTTGCAGCCCTTGCGAAAATGCCTGAAACGGATCGACTCGGGCATCGCGACTTGCCGACAGTAATCCCATGCCGCCCTGAAACCACGGGCTAGCCGTAAGCGAGCCGGGATCGCTTGCAATGTCACCGAATTTGCCTTTGAGATTTTCCCATGACCAATCTTGCCCGAGAAATCCTTTCTTTGGTGGTGTGCCGTTCGCCATTACAATAATCCTCCGAGTACCTTTTGCAATTCATCATCATCAACACTCGCGAGCAAGCCTAAAAGCGCTTCCCGATTCGCGGGCGCTGCGTGTCCGTACATGCCGCCCGGTTGCGATATGCCGCCCGGACCCTGCGGCAGTCGCATCGGTGGCGGACCCTGCGGCTGCTGCTGCTGTTGCTGCCCGCCCTGCGGCATCATCTGCATTAAATCCATGTACGTTTGCGGGTTGCCCCAATCCATCGAACCAAAATCAAACATGCCGCCGCTGCCGCTGCCGCCGCCTGCGGGTGCAGTGCCGCCCGTTGCGCCGCCGCCGATTCCGCCGCCACCGCTGGCGCCGCCGCCGCCACCGAGTATGCCGCCACTTTCGCCACCGAGTATGCCGCCGCCACCTTCGCCCGCGACAATGCCGCCGCCGCTGCCGCCGATGTTGCCGAGTCCACGTGCCGCGCCGCCCGCACCGTAAAATGCCGCGACCGTTTCGGCGAGATCGTGCATCTGCATCGCGGGCCCGGTGTTGACTCCTGCTTCTTGCGCTCGATCATAAACGCCGCCGCTACCGATGCCGAGATAATCGCCGCCCATCGGTCCGCCGAGCTGATTCATTATCGGATCGTCATCGCGACCGAGCGCCGTATTCCAGATCGACGTGCTAAACGGATCGACGCCGAGCAGCAATCGTTTCGGATCATCTTTGAGCCGATCCCACATATCGGATAAGTGGAATTTCTCAAAGTCGAGATTGTCGCTGAGCCATCCCATTTAGCCGAGTGCTCCTAAGATGCCGCCGCCGAGCATGCCCCACGGTCCCATCGCTGAGCCTGCCATCGCGCCGCCGAATGCGCCGCCGAGTCGCGAGCCGCCCGGCGTGGTACTGGTTTGCGTACCGTAGCCGCCCGGCAGTCCGTAAATTGTGTTCGCGTAGTTGCCGAGATTTTGCGCGGGCGCATTCTGTTGGAAATTCCAGCGATCCATATCGCCTTGAATGAGTCGCTGCGCCTGATCTTCGTTCATCGCGCCCATGTTCATAAGCTGCTGAATGTCGCCGTACTGCATGCCCTGATAACTCGGCGCCAGCGATCCCGCTCGGAATTGCTGCTGCCCTTGCTGCCCGTACAGATCCGTGAGCCCGCCCATGCCGCCTACGCCGAGCTGCCCGAGTGAGCCGCCCGCGCCGAGCATGCCCTGCATGCCCGTGCCGTAGAGCTGCGAAGCGAGCTGCCCGCCGCCGAGTCCAAGCTGCCCGGCTTGCTGCATTGCCTGCTGCCCGAGTCCGCGCTGCTGCCCGTACATATCCGCCGCCATGCCGAGCCGCTGCCCTTGCTGGCCGAAGATATCGCCCGCGAGTCCGCCCGCGCCGAGCTGTAGCTGTCCGCCACCGAGCCCGAGCTGGCCGAGCTGTCCGGCTGCCTGCACTTGTCGCCCGCGCTCGGATTCATACGCAGGGGCGTATATGTCGCCCGCTAAGCCACGAAGCTGCTCGGCGGCTTGCCCTGCTGCGTTTGCACTCGTAAGCGCCTGCATGCCGCTTCCGGTGCGTCCAGCGGCACCGAACTGCCCCTGTATGCCGGGCATGATCTGTTCCTGAAACGATTTGCCGACTTTGCCTGCGGCAACGTCATACATTTGATCGAGATACGGATTGCTGCCGAGATACGATCCGCCCGCCGTCGCGCCGAGCTGCTGCGCTGCGGCGGGATCGATGGCGCCGCCGCCCGGCGTTTGCATCATGTTCTGCGCGAATGATGTAGCTGCGGGGAGCGCGCCTTGCCCTTGTCCGAAAAATTGGCTGGCCTCGCCTAACCCGCCGTATCCCGAGCTGCCCATAAGAGCAGACGTGTAGGGATTCGTCACGCCCCCCGCATACTGTGAGGCGCCCGGTAATCCGATGGCGCCTTGTCCTGCCTGCTGCAAAAGATCTCGACCTTGACCGATGCCCTGCACTCCATACTGTGCAATTTGGTTCGGGTCCATTTGCTGCTGATTGAACGTGTTCGATAAATAATTTCCGAAGCCCTGCATCGACGGATCGCCGCCGAGTGCGCGCTGCGTGGTCAGATCCATTCCCATCTGCGTTTGCGGCGAGAATGGTGCGACGGTCTGACCGGGGAAATACTGCGGCCCGCCCGCGCCATAGAGCTGCTGCGCCTGCGAAAATAAATCCGTCAGATACGGTTGCTGCCCTTCCCACGGTGTACTTGTTTGGGTCGAAGTTTGGTCGCTCTTGCTACCCATCTAATTCTCTCCGAAAAATCGTCCACTTCGCCTTGTACTCGGGGTGCATTTCTGAAATTTTATTCCAGCCTTTGCGCCCGGCGAATTCGATTGCATTGCATCCGTTGTGGCGAGCGAACGCTTCCATTACATCTTTCCAATCCGTGAGCCAGTCCTGCATGTGATCGCCAGCAAAAAACTGCACCCAAAGTATCGGCGGCACGGGCGGCGGACACACGCGAATTTGCGTAATGACCACGCCTTGAAAATCTCCGATCACCCATAGCTGCATGCGCGAAAACTGCAATTCAGTCAGCAGCGATTCGAGCGTGTAGCCGCATTCTTCTTTCACAACGCGGGCAAGCATCGGCTCGACTTTGTGCCACACGTTCATCAACTGCTCGGCGGGCACGCCGCCTATCGGCGTTTCGATTTCGTCGAAAACTTCTTCTGTTGCCGCTAACGCCACTGCATGCCCCCACCGTAGCCGCCGCCGCCGTAGCCGCCGAACTGCGGACCGTACTGCGTTGACTGTCCGCCGCCTGCGAACGGCGAGCGATAATTACGATACTGCTCGACTTGCTGCGCGGGCTGAATTTGGTTCGGCGTTTGCGCTTGCCCCGGTTGCTGGTAGCGATTTTCCGCCATGAGCATTGCCTGCTGCCCGCCGCCGCTGAATGGCGATCCGTAATTGCTCTGGAATCCGCCGCCGCCACCGTAAGGCATCGCGCCGCCCTGCTGCATGCGGCTGTAATTATCGAAGCCGCCGAAGTTGCCGAAGCCGCCGCCGCCATAGGCGCCGCCGTAGCCTTGTCCGCCGCCGCGTCCGGCATTGTTGAAACGTCCCGGCATGCCGCCGCCGCCGCGTCCGGCAAAGCTGCCGCCGCCGCGTCCGAAGCGCCCGCCGTCGCCGCCGAAGCCTTGTCCGAACTGTCCGCCGCCGCCCATGATCGGCTGCTGAGTCGGAAACCACGGATAAGGCTGCTGATTCTGATCTTGTCCGGGCGGCTGCTGAATGTTCGGATTCGTGTACTGATTCGGATTGCGATTCGGATCGCTCGAATACTGAAAATAGTTCGAGCTAGGGCTTTGATTGCTCATGCCGTAGGGCGAGTAATTGAACTGATTTCCGCCGAAGTTATACGCGCCCGTGTTGCCCTGCTGCATGTCCTGCGCGAGCGTGTTGTACGTGCCTTGCTGCCCGTAATTGTAATTCTGCGGCGCCATAGGCTGCTGATTTTGCGGCATGCCGGGAAACGTGCCCGTGCCGCCGATGTTTTCAGGGAGTTGCCCCCGCAAGTTTTGTAATGCCGCACTCAGTCCGCCGCCGCCACCGCTCATCGCCTGCCTCCATTTAATCTGCTTTGTGCTTTCACGCCGTTGCCGTGAACGAATCCATCGGCGACGTTGACGCGATAGCGTTGATATCGTGAATTAACTCTGAAATTTGCTTCGCCGTTGATCGCGTTGAGCGCCTTCGGCGGCGTAAAAACTACGTTATCCTGCAATCGATTTCGCGAACCGATCTCGACCGTGATCGTCGGCGTGCCGCTCGCTTCGACTAATGGGCGAACGGAATTCGTAAACATGCGCGAGTTGTCGGGCCCGCTGATTTCTTTCGTGTCCATTGTCGCAGGCAGCGGCACGCCGTCGAATGTCGCTGCCTGATTCTGATCGTCAAAGGCTTGCAAGTTGAGATTGCCGCCCGCGAATTGGTCGCTATCGACTGGAATCGATTCGAGATCAATGCCGAGCGGTAGCGGTCCGTCTAGCTCATCGAGTGTGAAACCGGGCGACAAAAATTCATCGATAAGCTGCGTATCGATCTCTGCCATGCTCCACTTGTCCGCCGCCCAATTGTAAATAATCAGCCGATCATTGATCGGTGCCGATGCGCTGGTGCGGAATGCCCAAAGCACTAACCGATTGCGTCGATCAACGGCGCCGCGCATCGAATCGAGTGCGTCGGTTGCCGCGTTTAGCGCGAACCAGTTTGAAACGCGATTCGCTGAGATCTCCTGCGAACGCTGCCCGTCAAACACATAGAAGCCGTCCCATCCGTAATACCAGATAAGCCCGCCGCTCCACACAACGGAATTCGGCGCGGGCGTACCTTTCTTGCGCTCGACTTCATCGAACTGGAAAACAATCGGCGGGCCCGCATAGTCCGCTCGGAAAATGGATTGCTCCATAAAAATGACGGCGTACTCGCCGGGCACGATCTTTTGCACGCGCCCGCCGCGTCCGAATAATTCCTGAAAGTCTGACTGCGTGCCGAGCGATGGAGTCCACAGCTCGGAATTGTTGAAACCGGACCACTGCACGAAATTCGGTCCCACGTTCGAGCCGCCGCCGCCGCCGTTCACATCGGTATCGCCAACCATTACGAAATCGCGAACGGTCGCAATGCGTCTGCCGCGTGGCGGGCTGCCCGCGAGATCTCCGAACGCTATCGATGATGCGAGATCCCATTGCTGCAAGTCGGTCTGAAATCCGGCAGCGATTACCCTGTCGCCGAATTTCGTAAACTCCCAATTGTCCACGGCATAGGGCGCACTCGGGCCCGAAACATCAACCCAATTATTGCCGCCTGCCAGCTCATAGAGCGCATCAACGTCGCCCGCGAAGTTGCTGACCACGCCTGCATCATCCTGCGCCCAAAATACACCGAGCGCGACATTCGCAAGCGCGTTCGAGAATGACGAAAGCGAATTGAGTGCGCGGTAGCTTTGCAGTTGCGGAATCACATTCTGCGCGATCAACGCGCCCGGATTCTGGTACTCGGGCAGATCCGGCAGCCATTCGCCGAACTGCACTACATTTGCTTGCGTGCTCATATCACGCCACGCGGGTTGCCGTAAGCCTGTTTCGGGAAGCCGCCGAAGCGCTTGCGATTTTCGTGCTTGTTCTGCTTCTCGATCACGCGATCATATTTGCCCGCGTAGCGATCTTCGAGCACATCTTCTTGAATGTATTCGCACGCTACCCGCAGCGTCGAATACAGATAAATGTCGAAGTGGTTTACCAAAATCCAGTTAGTGTCGGGATCGGCAGTGAGCGCCGGGAAGCGCGCCCAATAATTGATATCGATATCGACCGGATCTGCCACGGTGCCCGGTCCAGTAATGGTCATTTGGAATGTCGCGCCCGCAAGCAGCGGGGATGCGTTGTTGCCTTCGAGCGTGAAAAACTGCCCGGCGCGTGAATCTTCCCATGCGCGCCCTTCGCGAATCGCCTGCGGAGTTTGGTACTCGATGCGGCGAATGTTGTCATCGATGAACGGGTTTCGCGCTTCGAGAAAATCATCGGGCAGATCTTGCGAGCGCCCGGTAAATGTCAGCGTTGCTTTCGCTTCTTGAATGGCAAAACGGAAATCGCGTGCGATCTCCGATTCGGAGATCAACAAAATCTCGGTGAAGTCCGAGCCGGTCACAGCAACGTCATCGCGTGCGAGCCACGCATCGACGGACGTTTTGAGTTGTCCTAATGTGCTCACAATAGTTTCCCGTAAACGCCGCGCTGGTGCCCGGTGCGAAGTTTGCAATTGTCGCGACTGTTCAACTTCATTACTTCAAAAGTTGACCAAGTGAATTTATCGGCCCAATGCTCGCGCCATTCTTTTTTCCACGCTTGATACGTGTTAATCGGGATTGTGGCGGCATGCTGAAACGCATTGCCGCGCCCTTGCGCCATACCACGCAGCTTCGCGCAGTGATCGAGAATTTCATCTTCGATGCGCGTAGGTGTGTGCTCGATGAGCGTCAGTTCATCGCCATCGTGATCTATTTCGCAATAGTGCTCTACACCTGTCGGTGCAATATCAAGTAGAAATCGCTGCCCCACGTGTTGCCGCCTGTAATGCGGCTCGACGCTCTGCCCTTCGATTTGTCGCTGTCGGTGGAATCGCTTCTGCCGCGACTTCGGGCTCAGAGTCATCGAGCGTGTCATCGGCTGCGGGCGAGTCCGCTATGGGCGGCACTGCTTCTGACTCTGCTTCGGACATGCGCAAAGCTACTGCTTCACGCGCCTTGTTTCTTTCGTTTTCTTCCGAAGGGTCACGTGGCTTGAACTGTGGAGCGCAGAGTGTAGCTTCTCGATAGTTGAGATAATCGAGCGGGCGGGAAGCGGGATCGAGCGTCATTTCGAGTTTTTTCGTTTCCCACATCACATCGAGCAAAGCGCGCCCGTCAGGAAGTAGAAAATCCTCGCTGATATCGATCACTTCGCCGGGCTGCAACTTGCGTCGCTCCGGTCCGCCGCCCATGTGCAACCCGTTCGTTGCTACACGTTCGTCCATTTGTTTGATCTTTACACGTGGCATCTTCGTTACTCCTGCGGGATTGAATCGGGGCGGGCGAGCCCGCCCCGAATGCCTCCGCTTTAGCGAGTATCAGGCAGTCATTGCCGTTGTTTCATCAACGTCAGCAACTACGCCGCTCGCAGCTTCATTGTGGCTGGCTACGCACCAGTCAACTAGAATGTGCCTGCGTTCGGCGTCGCCGATCTTCGCGATTGTTTCCGTCTTGTAGCCGTCGAGATACGCGATCTCCCAATACTCAGTATCGAGAATCCAGAAATCCCGCTCACGCTGGAAGCGGTTCGGCACCACGTCCAACACGGTGAAATCTGACACGTAAACATCGACAGCCCCGATAACGCTAACGCCGCCGCGATTGACCGGACCTTGATCCTGTCGCTGCGTGGCAATGCGAGCGCCTGCTGTAAACATGAAGTTGCTGAAACGCTGCTTCACAGTCGTTCCACACATCATCATATTCGGATTGCCGCCTGCGATATACGCTTCGCGCAGCACTTGCAGAATGTTCGTTTCTGTCAGTGCAACAGGCGTCGCCGAATCGACGGCGGCAGTTGTCGGTTGCCCGAATGTGCCACCGCTCAGCGTTGGATCTGCGCCACCGGCACCGCGAACGGTGTTAGTAGCAATCCAGCCGCCGAGTCCGGCTGTGAGTGAAGCGGTCGTGCTGTTGCCCTGCAAAGTCGCCTGATTCAGCGTTGCAATCGCCTCAACATCGCGCCGAAGCTCTTTACCTTTTTTGGCGATTTGATACGCCAGCTCAGATTTTCGGCCCGCTTTGTTGACGATATTCGCACGTCGCGAAACCGCGATGTACTTAATCGAGATTTGGTTGAATACGCCGATCCGTTGTGCCGGATCGGAAGCATCAGCCCCGAAGTCTGCGCCATCGATTGCGGCATTACCCGTATCGACCGCAGCTAGTTCATCGATCTGCCATTCGTGCAGAGTTTGATCTGCATTACCTCGGCCCGCGTTCGCTTGAAACGGGACTTCGGTCGGCGATATATTATAAATCACGTCCGTTAAATCTTCTCGGACGTTATCGCCTTCGGTGGCTAGATCGAAACGATCAAAGTTTGTTGCTGACATGGGATGGCTACCTCATTGCATCATCGTTTCGATTACCCGCGCAGCGTCATCAATCGAGCCAGATTTCTTTGCCCGTTCGCGTAGTCGCGTCACGTTGTCACGCTTGATCCCTTTACCCTTCATTTGCCGCTTGCCCGGCTTCTGCAATTTCGGCACATCTTTTTTGATGCGCTTCACTGCGTCTGCCGCTTTCGTTTTCTCGCCCTTAAATGTCGCAACTTCTTGCCGCAAAACGGCTAATTCAAGTGCGGCAATTACAAGGCGATGATCGAAAATTTCGGAAATTTCAGGCTTCGAGTAACCAATCGATTCCATCGCGCCGCGTGCAATTTGAACGTGGTTGCTGCCAAAGTCGGGGATCTGTTCGCGTAAAGCAATGCCTTCCCTTTCTTTTAACTGCCCCCGATTCTGATTTCGAGTGAATTCATATTGCTGCGCTGCTTGTTGGCGTGCTTGCTGTAATTGTCCGACTCGCTGCCCAATTTCATCGCGCCGAGCAGTCCACTCTGCGGGGTCGCTCTCGCGAAGTTGAGCAAGTCGCGGATCATTCAGCTCTTGTGCAAACAATTGCTCGGCGACGTTGAACGTCTGAGCAGCGACAGTGTGTGCCGCTTCAAATTGCTGCATGTTGCTCTGATAGATCGCTTCGGCTGCGCGCCGGTCATCTGCAAGTTTGCCAGTTTGCCTACGGTAATCAGCATCTTTTTGGTAGCCAGCTTCTAATTCTGCGAGCGTGACCGTGACTTCTTCATCGGCTGCGTTGAACGTGTGCGTAAGCGAATTCTTTAGATCCTCGATTGGAGTTTCTAGTGCTTCCGCCAACTGCGCGAGCGTTTGAATAGTGTCGCCGGTTTCTGCGTCATCGGTTGCGGCGTCATCGACTGCCGATTCGGTCTGAGCATCGTCGGTGTCACCGGCAGTAGAAGTATCTAGCTGCTCGGTGTCCTCGGTTTGCTCATCGCCTGCTGCGTATTCCCGATCTTCGGTGGCATCCGTTTGATCGGTCGTTTGTGTATCGTCATCGGTCGCTTCCGCAGCTTTGTTGCCTTTGAAGCGCCCGCGTTCGTCGCGGTCCTGCTTACTGGTCCGGGGATCAGTATCAGGGTCATAGTCCGGGTGAGATCTGCTGAGCTGATCGGGAGTCGGGTTGAAATGCCCGTCATCATCGAGCAGCCCTTCGATCTTATTCGCAATTGAATGTAAATCCGAGCCTTCGCCGCCGCCCTGTGAAGGCGTGGGAGATTGTCGGTTTACTTCATCTGCGTTTGCTGACATGCGTCACTTACTCCGGTTCGGGCTCGCCCGCACGAAATTCGGCGAGCCTAAGTTTCTGACCTTGTACGCCTAGTGCGATTGCACGCCTAACGCTTTTCAGCGTTCGCAATGTCCTGCACAGTTCGCGTTCGTAGTCATCGGTTTCCGTCTGCCCGTCATGCTTGATCGCTTCCAGCTCATTCAATACGCCTTCGCGAACTGCATCGAAACCGCGAATGAACGCGGGATCATCGAGCAGACGTTGCGCTTCGTTCGCCGCAGCATCCGGGGATTTCCGTTTGCTGCTTTCTTTGCGAATCTGCGCGTTAGAAGTATCCGGTTTCGTCACAGCTTAGTAGTTGTAACGGTCGCTCGGAATCTTCGTCATACGGTTGCCCTTTTTCGACTTCGAGCCCGTATCGCCAATCGGCTTCCCGTAGTTGCCACCTTTTGAATCCATCGGAGCATTCCGCGCCGTTGATTTCGTGGTGCCGCCCATTTTCGAGTAGCCGTGACTGTAGCCTTGACCTTCTGGCATGTTGATATACCTCTGATAGTCAGTTTTACATAATGCCTGCCGGATCTTAGCACCAGCAAGCCCCTACGCCTAGTTCGGCGATTCTGCTCGGATTCGCATGCCTACTGTCTCGCCGCGATCTTTTTCCAATTCAACGTAAAACGAATCCGGTCGCGGCGCCATTTTCACAATCGGCGCTGCCACCTTGATATCGCCGCTTTTCGCTGCAAGCTGGCGCAGTATCTCGGTCTGCGAGCTGATCGTGTTCGAGATCTCCCGCATGATCTTGTGCTGCTCGTTTTCAAGATGCCCGATCAGATCCATGAATTGACCGTGCGCGCTCGCTAGCGTATCGACCGCTCTCGCGATCTGTTTCATGTCCGGCGCCGCGAGATTAACTTTCACTTGCGGCGCAGCTACCCGCACAATCGGAGCGGGCAGCCGGACTATTCCTGCTTCTCTACTCGGATTCTTCGGCTTCGTGTTCAGCCGATCCCTCGGTGTCGCCATCGCTCTCAAACTCCGCTGATAGTGCTTCGCCTTCGTTTAATTCCGCGCCCTGCGAAACGATCTTGACCGCATCGCGGAAAGTCTCGCTCGCTTCGACCGCGACCGCTGCACCGTCCGCCATTGCTTTGTCGGCTAGTGCTTCTTTCAGTAACGAGTCAGCGCGAATGTTTTCGATCTTCGCTTCTAGCTCGCCTTCGGCAAGTGCGCCCTTGTGTTTCAGCTCCAATTCTTTTAGCGCCAGCTCGCGAGTTTTCAGCTCGCGATCTTGCTGCTTGTCCGCAGCTTCGGCTTGCGACTTTTGCTGCTCGTACTGCATTTTCTGCATGTCGCCTTGCGCTTTAACTTGGAACTCCTGCCCCTTGCGCTCCTGCTCCGACTTCAATGCTTCGGCTTGCGCTTGCGCGAGAATGGCATTCGGATCGGGTGGCGGCGGCTCGGGTGGCTGAAATTCGGCAGACTCGGGATCTATGAAGTAGTTTTTCGCCGTTCCAATACCACCAGCCGCCACCATTTTTTCGAGTGTGTTGTAAATCTTCGCCGGGCTCGACATGCCCTGCGCGGCTGCTTCTTTTTGCATTGCAATTAGCTGCGTGAGTAACCCGAGCTGCTGATTCTTCGTGGAAAAGCCGAGCCCCACTTCGACAGACATATCGGTACGCTGCCGCCACGCTTGCGGATCAACGTCAACCCATTCGCCGCGCAGCTTGATCGTGCGGGCGATATCCCAATGCGAGCGCAGCAGTTGATGCACTTTGCACATGAGCTGCCGGTATCCGGTTTCCGCGAAGATCCGCACCAGCATTTCGATTCGCTGGCTCGCCCGGTCCATTGCGTTGTTATACACATCTTGCCGGATTTCTTGCAGCGCGTTCGGATCTAGCGTGTGATCGGGTGCGACGCCGGTCCGCACTGTAGTCTGCTGCGTGAAATGCTGAATGACCGGCAGCAGCTCGCCGATTATCGATTGCGTCGGCTCGGGTACAAAAGCATTCGCAGCCGGACCACGCACGGGAATGAATTCTGCCTGCACGTTGAGTATGGCTTCCATCGTTGAGCCATCTTCGGTGAGTGCATCTTCGGAAAAAACTTTGCGGCGTACATTGATTTTATAGATATTGTCGAGCAGTTGTCGGGTGAGCACGGATTGCAGAATTTGCAGATCTTTCATTATGTCGATGTAGCCCATGCCCGTATGCTTGTGCTGCATGAGAATCGCCGACATTGCAATGAGCGGCTGATAATTCGTTTCGACGTTTTCAAAAACCCGGTCGCCGATCAGCGTCACGCGCCGATGCTGTGCCGTGCCTAGTCCCTCGAAATCGAACCACGCATGACATTCATGCACCCAAAACGTGCGCATGCTCGGATCATCTTCATCTTCTGCGTCGGGATCTTCATCTTCGTAAAAGAGCCGATTCACGCGCTCATCGTTCCACTGATAATCTTCGCCGAGTCCGACTTGATCTAGCTCATCGGGATCGAAGCCTTCATTCACCAGCAACGTGTAAGTTTTGCGCACTCGATGGCACACGAAATCCGCTTCATCGAGATTCAGCGTCACCGTGTCGTTATCGACTAAGCATTCTTCGGGCGGCACCGGATCGATGCGCAGCTCCATTACCTGCTTTGTGGTGCGGATTTTTAGATCGAACACTTCTTGCTCGGCTTGCGGCGGCTCGCCCAACATTTCGGGCGGGATCGGCGGCGCAGCCTGCGGCGGCATGTTCGGATCGGGTTGCCCGCCGACTCCCATCGGTCCGGGCGGCGGCGAAGCCTGCGGGGGAGCACCGGGAACAACACCGGGCGCCGCCGCACCGTTTCCGGGCGGCGGGCCGGGCATTGCCGGGGCACCAGCGGGTTGCTGCGGAGTGATTTGTACCATGCGCGAACGCTGTTCGATGATTTCTACATCGTCATCTTCTTCGAGCATGGCGACGCCGATCTCGGTCAGTCCTGAAACGGTGCCAACATCGGTAGTCGTTTTTTCTTCCATGTACACTTTTAGATAACCGTTCGGGTACATGAGGCAGTCTTTCATCCAATGATGCAGCGGCAGAAAGCCGCCCTGCCCGCCGTTGTTGGCGCGCATCACGAAATAATTTGCTATGTCGGTTTCTTGCTCGGCGGCTTTTTCATCTTCTGGACCCTGCGCCTCGAAAGCCACGATTTTGTCGCCAGATAGGAAAACCCGGAGCACGGACGGCAGCACCCATTCGACAGTTTCCAGCGCTTCACGTGTAACGAATTTTGAGTAGCCTTCGCGTTCGTTGCCGTATTCTTGCCCGATGTAGTAATTGAAATTTTCTTCGCGGTTGTCGGAAATGTCGCCATCTTCATCGTTCATCGCCTGCCAGATCTTGCGACCTAAAAAGCCGACTACTTGCGACTCGCTCATTTCATCGAGATTGTGCCGCCCGGATTGGCGACGATTTGAATCGCGGCGAGTGTGTCCGCCGCCCGGCTGTAGGCTCGACTGCGTTCCGCGTTGCGCCGTGCCGCCGCTAGTTCCGCGCCCGCGTCCGGCGCCGCCTGTTTGACTGCGGCTCGGTGAGTTTGCCTGTCCGCCTCTTAGTCCCATCGCTTATACCACGTGATCGAGTGTCGGGTTTATTAGGGTGCCGTGGCGAGACTTCCGCTTCGCAGCATACTTGCGCCCGCTGCCCGCCGCAACACCACCGGCTTTTTTCGCTTGCTCTTTCCAGCCCGCGCCCTTGCCCTTGTAGCCTTGCGCGAACTGCCGCAGCGCGTCCGAGCCGTTCCGGGCCCAATTGTCAGCGGGCGTGCTGCGCGTTGTTTTGTGCAGCTCATCGTATTTCCATTCGTAGCCAGCGAGCGCCCGCAATCCTAGCTCGCAGCCTTCTTCATCGAAATAGCACTCATCGAATGCGCGCCGCATTAGCTCGATGCCGTCGCTGAGATTGCGAACTTTCGGCACAACACGGATCGGGCGCAAGCCTGCTTCGCTGAGAATCGTTCGCCGCGACTTGCTCTCGAAAGCCGAAATATCGGTCACTTCCACATCATGCGGCAAGTAGTGCGTGCCGTAGTACCATTTATAGGAATCTTTCAATTCCTGCAATTGCTGCACGTAATACGTCAGATCTTCGAGCCGCCCTTCCATGTAATAGATGAACTGGTGACGCAGCTCAACGTGCTGGTGAAACCAAATTGCTGTCACGTCATTGCGACCGAGATCCCAAAACGTATTGACGGGAATTCCGCGCACAATGGGGATCGTGCCAATGCGTTTTGTTTCTCGGGCGCGGCGAAGCTGCTTGCCGTATATCGCGACTTCCGTTGCACGCTCGAACGCTTCGGCGAACGTGCTCGGGTATTCCTGTTTCATTTTGTCGCGCTGCTCAGCTTCTTTTTTGACGTACCAAAATTGCTGCTGCGGCGTCAGCTCGATTTCATGTTCTTTGCGCAGCTCCATGAAATAGATCGCGAGTTTTTCGGGGATCTCGACTTGTGTCGCGAGTGCGTAATCGGGATGCTTCCACCACGGAAAGAAGAAAAATTTCCAGTCAAGCGGCGTGAATTCGGTCTGCTCATTCGCGACCGCTTGCGTGAAGTCCTGCGAATGCCGACACATATCGTAAAACTCGCCGAACGGACCTTCGGCAGTCGATTCGATGAATGCTATCTGACCGGCTGCCAGCGTGTTGAGCGTGCCGGTGATTACTTCCGCCGCTTTGTCCGGGTACTTCGCACACATCTTGCCAAACTCGGAAATGTGCAAATACTGGTAAGTGCCCGAGCGCATCGACGTGCCGACTCGGATCATTGAACCGTTTGAAAATTTCAGACTGCGTGCCGTGTCGCTGGTCGCTTTGCGCCGCTCTTTTAGATCCTGCGGCAGATTATCGTAGGCGAATTTTATCTTGTCGGTGAAAAACGCTTCGGCATCTTCTTTGTTGTGCGCGACGATTCCGGCATTCTGATTGTCGTTAAATAGACAGCGGTCGAGCATGAAAATCTGAATGAATGTAGTCATGCCGAGCTGCCGCGCTTTCAGGATGATCGACAGATACCACATCTGCGTGTACATCACTTTTTGCGCCCAATTCAGTTTGAATCGGATCTTCTTGCCGCTCTTATCCTTGATGAAATACAGGTTATTGAGCCGCCACCACGGATCGGCGAGATTGTCTTTGTCGAGCGGGCTAGTCATTTATCGGCTTCGGCAGCCCGGCATCATTGTTCGATGCTTTCGCTAGCAGCTCGGCGAGATCGCCGGTCGCATCGAGTGCCACGTCAACTTTATCGCCATAGATCCGGGGCACCATTTTCGCCGCGTACCACTTGCGCGTATCAATGCGCACGCGGCTGCGCTGAATCGCTTCGTTATCGGTGACGTACTCGATAAATACGCCGTCTTTGTCGAAGCGCTCTTTCATGTCCTGCGAGCCGTCATCGGCAATGTCGAAAATCTCATCGACGTACAGCTCGGCAGCGACGCGCCGGGCGTAGTAATACATTTCGCGGAAATCGGCTAAGCGGGGATCTGCAAGCCAGCGCACAACCGTTTGCATGCTCGGCATGTTCGGCTCGCGGGTAATGTTCGTGAGCGACGTTTTGAGCATGATCTGCTCGCAGATCTTGCGGGCGATCCCGTCAGTGTATTTGCCGTTATGAACGCGAAAGCGCGTGCCACCGTTCGGGCTGCGAAACGTGGTCGGCGCCGGGATCACGCGCCGCCGATCTTCTTTCAGCACTGCTGCCATGCGTCTAAATCCTCACGATAAAATTCTTCGAGATCCGCGAGCCGGTGAATGATTTCCGGCTTCGGGATGCGCCCTTTGTTGTGGTGCCCAAGCGTGTACTTCTCGAACCATGTCTCATCGATATTCTCGAATCGATACAGCTCATCAATCGGTAAATGCTGCGCGAGCTGCGGGCGCCAGTGCTCATTATCCATCCCATCGAGCACGGCATCGGTGAACTGTTCAAGCGTCGGATGCTCGGCCAGCTTGTACGCTGCACGGCTCGGCTGTATGGGGAAGTTATCATTCGGGGCGAAATAAGCAAACACACTCGCGAATCGGGTGATCGGGTGCCGCAAGTAAAGCCGGATGCGAAAGCCGCGCTGCAACACTTGCTCGGGCGTGAATTTGCGGCAGCGAATACATGCGTGACCTATCGACGTGGCGCCCGCTTTTTCCGTGGCGCCGATCACAAGCTGCTCGCCTACTTGCCAGTAGCGATCAGCGATTGTGCCCACTTATTTTTTGTTTTTCGCTTTCTTTTTCGCTTTCTTTTTCGCCGCAGCCTTCGGCTCTTTGCGACTGTTTCGCTCGGCGCCGTCATTCATTTCCGGCTCATAGGGACTTCTGCGTGTGTGAGTCATTTTTTCTTCGCTCCATTCCAGACGCTTGACGCTACGCCTTTGGTTTTCTCATAGGTCCGATTTGTCGCGAGCCCGAGCATTCCGCCGAGTACGGTCATTAACTCGGTGATATTCAGCTCGGGCGCATCGGTCAGATCGACGCCCGCCAAAAATGCACCATACATTGCAATCGGACGGATCACAAAATTGTATGCCAGTGCGATACCGCAGACCCATCCCACAAACGGACGCCAGCCAGCGACGAAAATGCTCTTATGCTGCGCTTCGATCTTGTTGACTTCGACTTGCGCCATTACGACGCCGGTCATTGCCGCGAGCAGCGCTTGCTCGGCATCGGCTTCGAGTTTGCGCCGAAGATTTATATCAGGGATCTTGTCAACTAGCGGACCGAGTATCGGACCGATGATGCCTTTCAGAATCGCGCCGAGTGCCATGTCACCAGACCTTGCAGTATTTCCACGCGATAGCTTCAATCGTCAAGCAAAGTTTGTCGCGGGAATCGTCATGGTGCTCGTACACCAGTTCGATGCCGAAGCCGAGAATTTTCGCGCTGAGTAGTGGCAGCGGATTGTTTAGCTCGATCATAATCTTCGCACTCCTAATAGTCGTTCCTGCGAGTAGCGAGAAATTTTTACGGTGTTCGATTGGTTGCCGCCGAGAATTTCGATTGCGCCGTCGCTCTCCCCGTCCCATCCGGCGAAGAAGCCTACGTGCCCCGGTGCGTCGATTACATCGGGACCGGGCTGCTCGCCCTTGCCGCGTTGCAAAATGATAATGTCGCCGGGCTCAGCGTCGCCTAGCGGGATCGAGCGACCGACAGTAAGCCAGCTCCGAGCGCGCAGATCTTTCGACCGTGGCAGCCGCAGCAGCCAGCAAACGTAATTCACGAATGCGGAGCACCACGGCACTTCATCGCCGCTCGGCCATTTCATGTCGAGTTTCAGCATTGCCATGATCTGCGGATTGTCCACGTTGCCGCCGACTTCTTGAATGCCGGTGAAGCGCTGTGCGATATCGAATGCGTTTACTTCCATGCGCTACGGGCACTTAGGACACGTGTCGGGATCTTCGCATTCACCGAGTCGCATAAATGTGTCCGTAGGATCGATGCCTAGTTCCGGGCGTGCTAGCCAAACTCGCGAGCCGCAGTTTTTGCACGTGCATGGCTGCGTCGGACTTTTTAGCTCATCTTCCGGTTTGTAGCTTCGAGACTTTGAGCCGTCCGGGTTAGTGGTTTCGATTACTTCATGCGGCATCGGCTTGCTCCGGTTCGTCATCTTCGGGACGCGGGCAATACACGCAACTTTCCGGCGCTTCTGCGTCGGCGTACTTGCCATCGACAATCGGACGGTTAACTTTTACCCGTGTGCCGCAGCCTTCGCATTCCAGATACACGCGGCGATCTGTTTTCCCGGCAACTGCGCTCATTGTTTATCCTCGGCAATTTTCTCAATGTCTTTCGCGATTTGTTGCAGCAATTGTCCGGCGAGTGCCTGCTGCGTTTTGATCTCGGCGATATCATCTTTCACTTCGAGTTTCTGTTCATCGACTTCATCTTCGACGGCTTCGATATCGTCGGAATTTTTCTCGATCTTCGTATCTTGCGCGTTCACCCAATAGCCGAGCAACGCGATGAGCACTGCTGCAACAACGGTGATCGGTAATGATGCTTTGGAAATGTCAGTGCCCGCCATTACGCTTTTCTCTTTTTGCGGCGCTTCTTTTTCGCGCCGGGTGTGCCCGGTCCGCCCGGACCATAGCCACGCTTTTTCGCCCGTTCGAGAATGGGCGACTTGTATCGCTTCGGAGTGTATTTTTTCAGTTTAGCCATCGTAAAACTCCCGAATTGCAACCGCTGCCAGCGCTGCATTCTCTGAATCTGAATCTCGGCGAGTACCGGGCTCTGCAATAATGGCGCCGTGCGGTTGTTTGACGCCGCCGCCGCCGAGCCCGTCTAAAACTGTGGCGTCATCATACACAATGTTCATTCTCGGCGCGATTCCGGCGCC